TCTAGTTGTGCCTTTGCATTCGCTTGCGCTTGGGTCATTTTGCCCGAAGCTACGTCTGCTTTAGAATCCCTAAGTGATTTTGCATGTGCTTCATTAGCTGCGCCACCAGCGGATTCGCCAACATTCATTACTACGTCAACGGTTGTACCGAGACGGCGGGCAATATCAGGAGCGGCTTTTAATAGTTTAGCGACATATTTAGCGGTTCCCGCAGCGCCAAAAGTAATCCCCTCTTGTACAATTTCAGATGCGACAGTAAATGCAAAATGCGCCGTTTGGTCTGTTGCCCAATCTCTAAGAGCCGACGCAGCCTCACCAAATGTCTTGGCGTTTTGGAATTTTTCAGAAAAAACTTTTCCTTGATCTGACACATTTTTTGGGACAAAAGTATCAGCCCAATCCGAAAACGCTTTGACATTCCGACTAGTCGTACTGTTACGATCCACTCCACCTAATGAAGTGGCTACGCCCCAAAGGTCAGTAACTAAAGATGAAGTAGCGTTAAGGGCCAATGCACGTACAACACCTGCGGCGGAATCGTTATCGATTTTCGGAAGTTCATCTAAAACCGTAGCTTTAACGCGATCAAACCAAGTATTACTACCGCCTTGTACCTCTACAGGGTCAAGATTAGTTCTAACGATATCGCCATTCAAAAGCGTAGCGTAAGTATTTCCATCATCGTCCGACCAAGCGTCCGACATAGTGCCCGTGGTTACTCCCGTGGTTACTCCCGCAGTCTTAACTGCATATTCTAAATTATCATCGGCAAGTGCGGATTCGTATCCGATGATTCCACCATTCTTGTCAAACATGACTTCGCCGCTTGCAATCTTATCTGTTGCGGGAGCGCTTGTTGTTGCTTTTTTGTACTCAGGCGAATTGGATAGTTGTTTAGCAAAGTTAATAAAGTCGTTGGTTTTGAGTGGGGTATTTGTAAGGGCGGATGTGACACCTAACTGAGCGATCTGCCCAGCGGCTGGACTCCTAGTAGCTGCTCTAACAGTTTCGTTAACCAACGTGCTAACTCCGGCTATTCCGCCGGACGTTATGGCTTTTTCAAAACTGCCTGTTTGAGCAAGTGTATTTAGCGTGGAGTTAACTGCGGCAGCGTACGTGCGGCTACCGGTAGCTTCGTAAACAGATTGCGCCGCGTTATTAGCAATGACACTAAACCCGCCAAGTAAAGCAAACTTAGGGATATCTTTATCAGTTATGGCCGCGTTAATAGCACTTAACGTAGCGGCACCGCCTATATCAGCGGCTAGCCCAGTAACCGCCCCACGCGTCAAATTAGTAAAGGCTTGACCGGTTTTAGTTGCAGCAAACGCAGCAGACACATCGGCTGGCATTTTACCGGCTTCGGTTGCCCCTGCCGCCCAATCAGACCCAACAAAATCCGTACCGGCAGCAAGGTAGTCAACCCCGTATGGCAACAGATTGAGTACAACTTTCCCCCAATCTCCTTCAGCAGCAGCCATTCCAACTTTAGCGGCAACAGCAAACGGCTGAATTGGGCTAGGTATAACGGATGCAAGATTTAATAATACTTGGCCGAATTCTTCTTTAAAAAACCCGCGAGCACGTGGGTTATAGTGGTTTAACTTAAACCCTACCCCAGTTCCCGACCCGGGATTAAACCCTATGTGATATGTGCCTTTACCGTCGTCATACGCAGCAAACTGCTGTGGGATTACTTGGTTGTTTACTTTGTTGTAGTACTCGGTCTTTGTTCCCCCCACCGGTTCGTAACCAACAAACCGTTCACTATCCCCAGTCCCTTCCGTCACCGTACGCATTTCGTCGTTTGGAACTTCCCTCACACCAACCTGACCAAGATTAGTGATGCCGTACTTTTCGACGAGGGTCGCAGCAATTGAGTTAGTTGGACCGCTTTCTTTGCCGCCTAGCTGCCCGATGATCCCTTGGATCGCCATGACGTTTTCGGGTTTAACACTACGTGTATACCCATAGTCACCAGAAAGCTGTTGCGCTCTAGTTGCAAGTACTCCTTCAGGCGTTTTCAGCCACGCAATACGTTTAGCTTCAGCAGCTTCTCTGGCTGCTATTTCTTCATCATCTTCTAATACCCGGGTATCCGTTACTGCAACCATAACTAACCCACTTTCCAGTTAGTGCCGTCAGAATACACAGGCACTTTAGTTGACCCACCACCGGCTACCGTAGTGCCGAATGTTGACACAGAAGAATCGGTTACAAACGCCCTAGACCCTACACCAGAAGTAACTGCACTGGGTAAGTTAGCTACAGTCACAGGTACGTTAGCTTTTAATTGTCCAATAATCTTGTCGCGCTGGTTGAAGTACAACCGCATCGTGCTCGTTAACTGGTCAAAATAACGCCGTTCGTACTCGTTTGGAGCAAGCGGTAAATTGGGGGCAACGGCTTGCGCCAGCACATCGTCAGCAGTAACAAGGTAAGTCATCGCCTACCATCCTCACGAATATCGAATCGTGGAAACCCAAGCTGCCATTGCACGCCTAAACCACTAGATGCAACTTTCATGACCAGTTGACGCCCACGCACTCGGATGTTCACCTGCCCAGTAAACTGCTCGATAGGTACAGTAGCTGCCCGAGTAACCGTTCCGTTGTCACTTCCACCGACAGATGTAGGGTTATTGTAACCCGACCCGGAGTTTTGCATCGGCAGCAAGGTCATTACAGCAGAAGGGGAAGCCGCCGTGGAACCTTCAAACGTCACATCAGGTAGCACGCGCCAAATAAACCCAAACTTATCGCCATCTTCAATATCAAACTCCGAGGAGGAGATGTAGGCTTCGATGGGCAAGGTGGTTGCCGTCTCGTTGTTATCCACCCCGGATTCATGGTTTACAAGGTTGTAGCTATATGTAGCGGCAGCAGGATAGTTACGCAGTCCCGAATCCAACCACGCAGTGCGGGCCATCGTGCCGTAATACCAAACCCCTTGACCACCTTTACCATCGTTTTCGAGGTAGTTGTATATGACGTAACGGTCGATTGTGGTATTTGGGTTGACTACTGTTCCAGTACCGTTTGGCCCAGTTATTGAGCAGTAAAACCACCAGACTTCGTTAAAGCCTTCATTAGTACCGCAGAAAATTTGCTCGTTCTGCCCAAGGTTAATATCTTGGAAGATAAATTTACGTAAATCGCAGTTAAGTGTGTTGACCCGACCATCGTAGACGTAGAACTTATCTACCCCCATCCAAAACACTCGACCCGAAGCAACTATTGCTGCGTTCTGACCAATGATCGAAATGTTATCGCCAAGTATTTGGGCACCCCATACCGCAGGAGGGCCAAGGTACTGCAAGGAATAAATAGCGGAGTCCGTAAAAACAACCGTCTCCTGTCGGGTCTGGACAGCCGTGACAATTTCAGAACCGTGAGAAAGTGTCAAACTACCTGCTTGGTTAATAGCCGAAGGGGTCCAAACGTAAGGATCTTCCTGCGCTGACCACCGGATGAGCATTGGATTTTGAGTTACGGAGCCGTAATCGTTGCACCCAAAAGCAAACACAAACCGGTTATCTGAAACATATACTACGTTCTGTATTGCCGGAACGTCTACCAAGTTGGAAATATATACGCCAGACCCAGTAGACGCGGTGTTGATCAATGTGCCGGACGAGTTAGTTATGTTAGCGGTTAGACCTGATACGTTAGACAGATAGTACGTCGTTGCAGCAGACACACCAGATGGAAGAGAACCTGATGCAGCAAATTGAAGGGGGGTACCTGCGGGAAAGGTAGTGCTTAGGGTTACAACGGTAGGGGAAGCACTAGTAAACGAGACGTTGCCACCTAAAGAATTTAGCAAAACCCCTCGCGTGCTCGTCCCACTGCTTGCATCCCAGTAATAGATAGCGCCCCCACGGTACCCAAAAATCAGGTCTTCCCCAAAATTATTTTGAGTCCACAACCGAATAGATGAGGTTGAAGTAGAACTTGTACCCCACGTACCAGAACTCCACGGACCAGCACCCCACCCATTAAGAGGAACTTGGGTCCCGAAACCAACACTGATTTGATACGCAGCCGAAACAGTAGATCCACCGTATGTACCAGCGGCAAGGGGCGAAGGCAGTGTGATGTAGTACGAGTTAGCGTTTACGTAAGTAATGCTAAATTCAGCGTTAAAGTTTGAAGTTGTTGACCCACTAAACGTGACGTAATCCCCAGTAGAAGCACCGTGAGCCGTATCGGTAACTAAGACAGTCGTACTGGGGCCGGGAGGTGCTATGTAAAAAGGATTGGAAAGAGTAGCAGTGTCACGGATGGGGGTGATGTCGTAGTACTGCCCACCGTTTTCGATGTAGAACTTGAGGTTAGTCCCCACCCCAATTAGATTGGCAAACCCAAGCGTCACCCAGTTCCACAGCGACCGGCATATACCCAAAAAGGTATAAGAAGAGATCCGCTGCCACCCACCAATCTTCTCGGGCGTGCCTTGGCGAAACCGGACTTTATCGCAGTCGTACCAACCGTTCTCGTTAGCGTAGCGAGTATTTTCCTTGTTTACACCGGGACGAGGCTGGAACTTTTTGAGTGTCATTACTTACTCGCTACACCCTTATGCTTCTCAAATGACCGCATACCACCAAAACCGAGGAGACCTGCGAGCAGCGTCATGAGTTGCTCAACGTCAAGATCAGGGGGAGGGGCCAGCCCTTTAGGGATTATGTCATAACCTTGACCAAAAGCCCAACACCACTGCATCAGGGGGTACCCGAGGAATTGGTAAGCCAAGCCAAGCACCCCAACCCAGCCCACAGCAGGACGCCAGCCGCTGACAAATATGCTAGAAGACGCTGCTTCGATTTTGTTGACATCCACTTGCGCGAGGTCTGTAGTTTGGTCGATGCGCTTTTCCTCAAGGTCCAGCTTGCGGTCTTCCAACGCCATTTGAAGGCGTTCTTTATCCGTCGTGATGAGGTCGCCCGCAACTTTGCCAACACCTTCAATGATGTTTCCTATACCAATCAAATCCATTACTTGAGTCCTTGCAGGGTGCGGTTGATCCAGCCGAGAAGGAATTTAGATTGCCCTCGGTCCTTGTTACAGATTTGCGCATATCGGCTAATTTTGGCAAGGGCGTAAGCTGGCAGGAATTTTTCTGCCGTACAGATATTTAAGCGTTCAACGGTTTTTGTGCCGATTGCTCCGTCTGGGGTAACGCCGACGATGAGTTGAGCGAGTTTGGCTGCGACGCCGACTCCGGTGTTGACGGCAAAGTTAAAGATGGTTTCCGCAATAGCTTGGTTCGCAAGCTCATCACCTCGGACACGATCCCAAAAATTAGCTTTATAGAATTCACGGACCAAAGGCGTAGCTGACCCAAAGTCTTTACGGTCGATGTGTTGCCACCCTGCCCAGTCTGGGTTTGGTTTTCTTGCGATACCTGCATATGTTTGTCCTCCCCGGTCACCCGGAATGTCAGTTAGTTGGTATCCACCCTCATCGTGGATCATCTTTTCAAAGGCGGGATTAAAGTCAGCCATTTTTTCCCTTGTTTATTTGTTCCCACGCGGCCTTCATCTTCTCTTCTAACACCGCCACGCGCAGGTCAAGTTTAGATAGCACCACAATAAGCGTGATGATTGCTAATAGAACCGGCCAAGCCTTGAAGAAAAGGTCAACCACTTCCATCACTTTACCTTTTGCTCAAGGATGACAATCCGCTCGCGGTTGAGATGGATGAGTTCCCGGTTTTCATGGATTTGCTTCTCAAGGTCTTGCCTAAGTTTCTCTCTAGCAAGTTCCGCCCCGGAGTTGGCGGCTTGCTTGTTGTCTGATGTGACCACCAGACTGATTTTGGCGTTCAGGACCGTTACGTCATGCGTGATCTTGTCCAACGCTGACATCAGGTAGACGACACAAGTAAAAAGAATCGGCAGCACGGCGAAGGCGGTCTTCTCGATAAGCTGACTCTTGGCTTCAAGTTTTTCAGTCATTTCCGTACATCCTTGTATGACAGGAAAATTACTTGGCGGCAAGCTCGGCCTTCACCAAGTCAAGTTCGGCTTTGAGTTCCTTGATTGCGTTGACGAGTACAGCGATCATGGAGTCTTGGTTGTACTTCAAGTGCTCGGGTTCGCTATCGTCAATGATAACTGGGTTCGGTCCTTCAGCAGCTAGGATGTCCTGTGCTTTGAACCCATACCGAATTAGCCCAGTCGGGGTATCATCTTCACGAGATTGACGGAACTGATACGCAGTCGGCACCAAAGAATTTAC